GATTAGCACAGCCGACACAGATAGATACGGTAAAGATGTTTATGTATATGATGCTGATACACTAACATGGAATCTACAGGATACAACAGATCAAGACAGCCCGGATGGTTGGGTATTTGATAATGTTCGTTGGAGTACAGCCGGAGCAGATAAAGAACCGGCAAGCATTGTAGATTTATTATCTAGTGATTATGTAGACCCCGATTCCCCGGATCCCGATTTATATCCAAAAGGTATTAAATTATGGAATCTACGCCGTTCTGGGTATAATGTCAAGCGGTATGTCAAAGGGTCTATAGATATTATGGATACCAATGTTAGATATGGCAACGAAGACATGACCAATTATAATCCCGATCGTTGGACCTGCGTAAGTGGCACCAATGAAGATGGTAGCGGAGTATTTGGTCGTTTAGCACAAAGAAAGTTTGTGGTCAGTGGACTGAAATCTTTTATTGATGCCAACACAGGAATTAGAGATACAGATACGCTGGTATTTAACTTGGTTGCTACACCAGGATATCCTGAAACCATTGCCAACATGGTGGCATTTAATACAGATATTGGACAAACAGCATTTGTAATCGGGGATGCACCATTTAGATTAGCACCCAATGCAACTGATCTATCAGCGTGGGGCAAGAATACCGCCAATGCCTACGACAACGGCGAAGATGGATTGGTAACATATGACGAATATTTAGGCGTATTTTATCCCAGTGGTTTCTCTACAGACAACACCGGTAAGAATATTGTTGTGCCACCGAGTCATATGATGCTACGCACTATTACCAATAGTGATGCCAAGAGCTATCCATGGTTTGCACCAGCAGGAACACGCCGGGGCGGCGTTGACAATGCTACATCCGTAGGATACATTGATGGCGAAGGCGAGTTTAAAACCACGGCACTATATCAAGCCTTAAGAGATGTGTTACAAAACCCAATAGATAACATTGCTATTAATCCTATTGCTACACTACCGGGTGTTGGACTAGTTAATTTTGGACAGAGAACTCGTGCTAAAAATGCCAGTGCGTTGGATCGTATCAACGTAGTGAGACTAGTGGCATATCTACGCAGACAGTTTTCTATATTGGCTAAACCATATCTGTTTGAACCAAACGATACGCAAACACGTAGAGAAATCAAATCCGCTGCTGAAAGCCTGCTGATTGAATTGGTAGGCCAACGTGCTCTATACGATTTTATTGTAGTGTGTGATACTTCAAACAATACTCCTGCGAGAATTGATCGTAGCGAATTGTATATGGACATTGCGATTGAACCAGTTAAGGCTGTGGAATTTATCTACATTCCATTGAGAATCAAGAACACTGGCGAAATTGCTTCCGGAACATAACAGGTAAATAACAAGAATAAAGGAGCATCCAGATGCCAATCGCAAGTTTAAATAGATTTACAGTGCCGTTATCAACAAACCAAAGTAGCAATACTCAAGGTTTGTTGATGCCCAAGCTGAGATATCGTTTTCGAGTCACATTTGATAATTTCGGAGTTGCTGGCGCGCCCAGCACAGAAATGACCAAACAAGTTATGAATGCAGGTCGCCCGTCGGTTAGTTTTGAAGAAATCAAACTCAGTGTTTATAACAGCACAGTTAAATTAGCTGGCCGTCATAGTTTTACCGATACCAAAGTGGTTCTACGCGATGATGTTACTGGTGCGGTTACTAGAAAAGTTGGTGAACAACTACAGAAACAGTTTGATTTCTATGAGCAAAGTGGCGCAGCATCTGGAATTGACTACAAGTTTAGAATGCGTGTTGAAATCACTGACGGCGGCAATGGTGCCTATGAGCCAACCAGCTTGGAAAGTTTTGAATTTCTAGGTTGCTTTATTAAACAAGCCGAATACCAAGGCGGCGATTACACCAGCAATGAACCAATGGATATTTCATTGACTATTACCTATGATAATGCTATCCAACTAAATCGTCCAGGCGGCGAACGTGCTGGATTGGGTATAGATGTAGGACGCACAATCCGTACATTAGCACTAGGCGGTTAATATCATACTCAACCTTGTAGGCCTGGCTTAAAACCCAGGCCTTTTTATTTGGCTAAATATCAGCATGAGCAATGCTTTTACAAACTTTTTAGGCACAGTAGCAACCGGATTTCTAGGTGGCGGATATGACGGCGATGTTAGGGATTACCAACATGCCAATCGTTTATATGTTCAAAATAACTATAATCGATCGCCCAAGGTAGGATTTTTATACTTTGTAAATTTCAATGTCAATAGAGATATTATCAACAAGTTAGATCCGTCATATATAACAAGAGGTCTTAATGATATAGGATTTTTAGCCAAACGAGTGGAACTTCCTAAATTTAAAATCAGCACAGATACTCTTAATCAATACAATAGAAAAACAGTTGTTCAAACTAAAATTACATATTCCAGTGTTAATATTGATTTTCATGATGACAACGGCGATGCCACTACAAATCTCTGGAAAAACTATTATAACTATTACTATGTTGATGGCAAATACGGACAGGCTCGTGCGGCAGATGGTAGAATATTAGAATTCACAGATACAAAATATGGCATCACCGACTATGCTTATGGTCTAAACAATTTGCAAGACAAGAATTTTTTCGACAGTATAGATATCTATGTGTTACACAAAAAACGTTTTACACAGATCACACTAATTAATCCAAAAATATCCGATTGGACACATGATACTTTAGATCAGGGAGAATCGAATAAAATACTGAGTAATAAAATGACCCTGGATTACGAAGCTGTTGTATATAGACAAGGTAGAATTAAAAGAAGTGAGGCTTCTGGAAGATTTACTGCTGTATATTATGACAACGCTCCAAGTCCTCTAAAAACAGGAGGAGGATTATTAGGAGCCATTGCTGGAGCAAATGATATATTTGGCGAAGATGGAACTCTGGCCAATGCCAAAAGCCCATTGGATTTCATAGGGGCAGGATTACAAGCTATAGATCTAGCAAAAAATGCCAGACAACTCAACAAGTCAGGATTAAGGCAAGAAGGTTATAGCATATTAGGCGGAGTATTGGGGAATATATCGTCGTCGGGTAATCAACCCGGCAGTGTTAGAAATGACATTAACACAGGGTTGACCATAGCCGGGACCACAATACAAGAAACTTTCACCAAGGCCCGGGCTGTAACATTCCCGAGAACATAAAACATGCCAAATATCTACAGTAATCTTCCTTTAAAAACCACCGTTAATCAAAATGCCACCATACTGGCATTTGATACTTATTACGAAAAACCGTTGGAATTAGACACCAATACCTTTGAAGCAATGAAATCATTCTTCACCAGTCGCGGATTTGAAACCAGTGCTGCTGAGTCGGTGGTTATTGTTATAATTAAACAGGCCAAAAAAGACAGTTACAATCCCATGGCGATATTAGACACACTAAAAGGCCTAACCAATGTAGAGATCAGTGCTCTGGTATCGGAGATTATTAATAATAACAGATTAAAGACAAGTTTTTTAGGATATGGATTGGCCTTTGAACCCAACTTTGAGGTAGCTAGAAATATCCTACCATGAGTTTGAAATTTGCGCAAGGTATTTTCACACCCAAGCATCCTGAAAAGTATGTTGGGACACGACTGCCATACTGTCGCAGCAGTTGGGAAACCACCTTTTGTATGTTTTGCGATAACAATCCGGCAGTGCAACAATGGTCCAGCGAACCAGTAAAAATCCCTTATCGAGATCCGCTAACTGGAAAACATACAGTATATGTGCCAGACTTTTTAATATCCTATGTAGATCGGTATCAGAAGAAACATGTGGAAATGGTAGAAATCAAACCAGCCAATCAAATGATAAAAGAACGTGTGGGAAAGAATCCCTATAATCAAGCACAGTTTGTCAAGAATCAGGCAAAATGGGCTGCTGCTTCGTCTTGGTGTCAACAACAAGGTATAAAGTTTAGAATAATCAACGAACATGATCTTTTTGTTGGACCCGCAAGTAAAAAGAGATAATTAAGATTATGACTAAAAGATTGGAAGAAATTTTGAACATCGAACCCGATAATACTCCTTATATAGATCCCGAGACGGTTAAACCTGCCGATATACCGGTAATCAGCCTGGAAGATCGACTGGAAGAATTTGACAAAATCGCTGCTGCACTGCCCAGGGTCAAAGGACTAGGCGATATCAGTGATGCCGAATTAGACGGGTTGGCAGGCAAAGCAGAACAGGCCTACGACGACCTAATGGATTTAGGAATGAATGTGGATCCGCGATTTGGCGCTAGAATGTTTGAAGTGGCAGCACAAATGATGAATGCTGCTATTACAGCCAAAACCAATAAGATTGATAAAAAACTAAAAATGGTGGATCTACAGTTGAAAAAACTGGCCATAGAAAAAAAGCATGGCGGGGAAAATACCACAGTGGAAGGAGAAGGCTATATTTTAACGGATCGCAACAGCATCTTGGAAAAACTTAAGAATTTGAATAAATAATATTATGTCTAAATCATTCAAAGCCTATCTTTCTGAAAGCAAAAAGCAGTACGATTTTCGAGTCAAAATCGCCGGCGACTTTACCACCGAGCAAGAATCGTCACTTAAATCTCTACTGGGAAGATATCAGTTATCCGGGTTCAAAAAAACCGCAAAAACCCCTATCCAAGAACTACCATTGGATTTCCCCAGTATTAAAAATGCCGAGGTTAATATCTATGAGGTTATACTGGATTATCCCGCCACACAGCAGGAACTTACAGAATACCTTGCTACTGAGTTGGGTGTAGGTAAGCCTAGATTGGTAGTGCGTCGTCCTGGAGAGCCCAGTGAAGAATATCAGGAGCCAGTAGAACCACGCGAAGGCGCACTGTTAGATGATCCTGATTACAAAGAAGCAGCCAATGCTCAGTTTGAGGACTTCTACGGAGACAAATATAATTCAGGATTTGTCAAAGAATTAAACGATATACTAAAATTACAACGCAGGGCCCGCGGTGAAGAAATACCCACTACTGAATCAGCCAAATTCAATACAGATACCGAAGAAAAACAGCCCAGTATCTTAAAATTTCAGGCACAAGATCTAAGGAAATAATCATGCAGATGATCGATGTATTAAAACGACTAGCTGAATTGGATTCTGCTAATCCCAATGTAATTCACGAAGGTCAGGGTA